GTATGTACAACACTTCATCAAATGCTTTTGGATTATCTATCGGTATATACGAACAGTTATAGCCTGCAATGTTTTCTCGTTCCAATGCCTTGCCTGCAGTCATAAGTGCTCTCATACTTGGCATTACCTCTAATGACAGCACTGCATCATGCATATCCTCCCAAGACTTTTCATCTACACCTTTTGTATTTTCTTTAAAAAAATTAATAAGTCTTCCAACAGTTTCATCCCAACTTTCTCTTCTACCTTCGTTTTCTAACCAACGTGAGTATCTAGACATGTGTATAAATGCCTGATATTCTGTAGGTAAATAATTTCCCCCTAATAATGATGCCATTTACTTTTCTCCATATTCTAATTCTAATATTAATTCTGCGTAATGTATAACTTTTCTTATATCTTCTGCCCCGTTCTTTTTCCTATGACGAGAAATGTACTTTACAATGTTTCCTTCCAAGAAGTCAAGTTTATTTTTAGAAATATATTCTATTGGCATAATTTCAAAATCTATGTAATGACTGCCACCTACCTGTCTGCTCTTCCCTCTTACTGACTCTCTTATCATAGCATCGTGAGAATCATACTGTTCTCTTTTATTCATTTTATACTCCAATCCCTCCGCTAAACTATTACTGCTTATCATCTGTATCTTCTCCAAACAACGATACAATATTATCTTTTTGTGTACGAGTTGTAGTGTTTCTCCTGTCCATAATACTATCTGTTATAGGAAGTTTTGTTACACTTCTCATCTCATCTAGTATAACACTCTGTCCTCTCTCTTTTATCATGTCCATGTCATTTGCTAATAAAGACAAAACTCCTCTAGATAAAATATAAGATAAATCTATATGGTTAGTTCCTATAGGATGTGTATCCACTACAGCAAGACTAACCCCATCTTCTCCGTCAGGTTTAAGAAGTATAACATACATATCTTTAGGAAGATTGTCTTTGTATAAATTTAACTGTTCTCTATTCATCTAACCACTCTTGAGGTAAAAATCCTTGACACCATTTAAATCCATACCGTTCACACCATCCTGCATACGTAGTCTTAGATCCTTTGTACAATTTATTATCTGCTTTCATAAACAAAAACCGTATATCTATCTCAGGATGTTGTTTTTTAATTAACAAATGTTTACCTCTGTCTGCTGTAGTAAACAGACCTTTTGCCTCTACAAAGAAGTTTTTACCTACTATAGTAAAGTCAGGATTATAAGTAGAATGCCTAACATAATCTATTTTCTCCGATTCATATTCAAATTTTACATTGTTTCTATTTAAAGCCACTGCGATAGACAACTCAAAGTCTGATCGGTAGCCATGATGTCTTAGTACCATTATACCCTCGGCATGTTTTTATATAATATATCCTCAAACTTATCATTAAAATACTTAAAAGTTTTAGGTGCACTCTCTCGTAGAATGCCTCGTTGTTCTTCTATGCCTGTCCAGTGTAATACTACTAGGCCATTTCTCACTTTTGCTTGTGTAGCTAATATATCTAGGTCATGGTCTATTTTCTCCTTATGTTCATCAAACCTATCATCACCCCAAGGTTCATCTAGGTCAAATGTTTTAGTCATGCGGATTGGTATGCCATTAGGTCTATTGCGTAGTTCTTTTACAATACTATCACCACCAAATTTTTTATCACACTCTTGGTAACCAAAATATACACCTTCGTTGATGTAGCTATCTCCTATGGTTACTTCTGTAGATAAATAAATCATACCTCTATTTCTCTCTTCTTTAATTTTGTATACCAAACCAATGGTCGTTGTGTTGCTTGTGTTCCTACTTTCTTGTGTAATTGTGCAGAAGGCCAACACTCGGTTTTGTAATCACAATAACCACATACAGTGTGCATAACCCTGTTTCCTGTAGCAATTATCTCACCTTTTCTCTTTCCATACTGTACACGAAAAGTTTCTTCCTTGTCTTTAAATTCTCTTTTTAATGGTTTGTCCTGTAACATAGTTTTTGCATTGGAATTTGCTTTTGCCAATTGCTCTGTAGAATCTTCTTCTTGATAGTCAGGTGCTTCACACACCGCCCATTCGCCAGAGGCTTTATCCACAACTATCCACCCACCAAAATCCATGTCCTTTGCTTTGCTGTACAGGTAGCCCTGCATAAGATAGCCAAAGGTATCATCTTCTTTTACTTTATTGTATCCACCAAACTCTCCTCCAAATTTCTTAGAGAATGCATAGGGTGATGCAGACTTTATATCCCACACTTTACCATCAATAACAACATCTAAAGTACCGCTAAGTTCACATACATCTAAACCTAACTTTACTTTTTCTTGCTCTGATTCTACATTTACTCCTGATGATTTTAACACCACCATAGCAATGGCCTCTATAATATCACCAAAAAGAAATCGCATAATAGAATTGTATTGTATCTCTTTTGGTGAGCCATTCTTATCGTGCCACTGTTGACACATGGGTCTACCCAAGCCACTCATACGTAAAGAGTATTCGCTTTTGCCACGAGACAACTGCTTAACTAGGGCATTCCCACAGTCATTCTTAAAATTTTCTAAAAGCTCAGGATCTAGATCAATGCCTTCTTTTGTAGCACGATCTAGAAATCCCTGCACTTTCATAAGAATAGGATTAAACAAAAGTCTTATCCTGTAGCTTCAAGAGTATCACCAAAGTCGGACAAGTCTCCAAGTTTGGCATTCTTTTCTTTTTGCTCCCTCCACTGTGCCATCGTCTTATTGTTGATGGCTTCTTTCGTCTCAAAGAACTTGGTCATCAAATCTTGATCACCTTCCTTTATATCTACTGTTTTAAGAACAGACATAGTAGGAACGTAATAGGATGCGCCTCCCATTTTCTTTCTCAACGTAGTCACTTTGTTTACCACAGTACACATGATTTGCTTTTGTCTAGCTATCATTTTAATGTGGTCGCTTACTGGCAGAAAACTTGATCCACGAACATACCATACAGAAGGTATCTCTTCTGGCATCTCCACTTTATTTCCTTCAGCATCTACAGGATCAACGAGCTGTACTGTATTATACAGAACTTGATTACATTTCACACTTTTGTGTAATGCCATCTCAGGACTGTCTTTTGGTAAAGCATCTGCTTGATCCTTAGTCAATCTACCACAACGCATGTTACCCTCTGTGTCATAAAAGTCAGCACTTAAAGTCGGTGCTTGTATTGTTTGACAACCAAAAGTATTCTGGTCTGCATCCCATCTGCTATAAGTATACAGACGATAGAAAATTCTAACGTGTGCTTCCTTAGCATAGGCAGTGACAAGGTTAGGTAATTTTAAAGCAAACTTACCACGAGAAATAGTTCGGCCCTCGCTATCCTCTTCACTGTGGTTAATAGCAAGACGTGGTAGCCCCTGATTATTTTCAGAACCACTAACCTCTTGCCCAGTAAGTGCAGCGATCTCCTCTACTGACATATTTTTCAGTGAAGGCACTACCCCTGCTTCTTTCGTTACAACGTCATTAGACATCATACTTATCTCCTACGGTTTAGAGTGTTAAGACTTCCTCCATGTTAAGCCAATCTTTGCCAATTTTCAATTCAATACCGATAGGCATGTCATAATCAATATTGTATCTTTTCTTAGCCTCAGACCTTATACTCAACATGGACTCAGCCAAAATATCAATCGCCTCTTTTTCCTCTTCAGGACATACGTCAAGGACAATTGAATCATGTACTGTATTACATACCACAGACTGCATACCCTTGTCAAACAAAATTTTTCTTAAATTTATAAGAGCAAGTGGGAGCAGATCTGCGGTAGCAAATCCTTGTACAGGATAGTTTTTTATAGCGGTAGCATGTGTAGAACCACCATGAAAATTCCTACGAACATGAGGAAAATGATAAACCCTACCAGAAGGAAGGGTGATCTTTTTTGTTTGGATCGCTTCGTTTTGTAAAGAGACGTGCCATCTAGCAACAGCTGAATATCTGGCCTTGAAAAGGTCGTAGTACTCAACTTCTTTTTCTGTTCCATATGTACCTCCATATAATGGTTTAAATGTGTGTGCCTTTGCCTCCTGTCTAGAGACACCCAATGCCTCTGCAGAAAAACTATGTACATCAAAACCTTTCTGTACATCAGCATATACTTGTTCGTCATTTGCAAGAAAACCTGCAACCCTAAATTCTAATTGGCTGTAGTCACCTTCAAGTATCTTTCCTCCTTCCCATCGTGATACAACACATTCTCGTACAGGAAAGGTTGTACCTCTTGGCATGTTTTGGAAGTTAGGATTACGAGAAGATAGTCTTCCTGTAGCAGTAACGCACTGCATGTAGTGTGGATGAATAAAACCTTTGTTATCCAATCCCTTTTCTATACCGTCAACAAATGTTCTGAGGTAAGTACCTATGGCATTGTATTTTATATAGGCACTAATAAATTTTTTCTGTTCATCGTTAGCAGACATAGCCAATACTTCTAGTGTAGGCCTATCTGTTTTAAATCCATGCGTGCTTATGTCATAGGCATCTCTTGGAACCAACTTAAATCCGGCAACTGTTCCTGTGGATTTAAATACAACCCCTTCCGCCCCACACGTTCTACAGATTCTTTTAGCTTTGCCAATCGTACCGTCTTTCTTTAGTGGGTTAAAGTATCCTCTCCCTTTACAGGAAGAACATTGGTGTGATTCTGTATGAGGTACAACAGTAGTATATGTTCTTACCTTTCTAACAAAATCATCTTGCTTGTATTTTCTTACACGCTTCTTTCTCTTAGTGCTACCATATTGTTCATAGCCTAAATTAAATGTACTCGCCCATAATTTTTTATCTGTCACTGCTCTGCTGTACAAAACTTTAGATCTATCCTCTGGGCTGTCTAAATTTATAGGAGTATCACCCATGGTACGCTTCACTTCTTCATCAAGAAACTCATGTAACTCATTGTATTCATTACGATATTGTTCTCTAATATTTGTCAAAGCATCTACACTAACTTTCATACCAGTATTTTCCATTTCGGTAAGAACTTGACACATCTCATTCATTAAACCAACGGTAGGCGCAAGTCCATTAGAAACATATTTTTGTTGGGCAAGATACAACTGCTTTGTCACCTCTACGTCTGCTCTTCCATATTCCTCTACAATATCCCAAGGAATGCTGTCAAAGGACACACCATCTTTCATGTACTGCTCTGTTAAATCTGTACGTTTCTCGTCAAGACCATATCTTTTTACCGATTCGGCAAGAGATAAGGCAACTTTGTCACCACCATGTATAACATACTCAGCTATCATAGTATCATATACTTTGCCTGTATAAGTAAAATTGCAAGCAAGTAACCACTTGAGATCAAACTTAATGTTATGTCCTACTAATATGTCAGTATCATCTAAAACTTTCTGCAGTATAGCAAAGCCATTCTCTGTAGGTTCTTTCTCTGTATGGGTAAAACAAATGTAACCTGATTCGGTGCCTACAATGTCATACCCAACAGATACTAACATGTTTCCTGTATAGGGATCAACATCTAGTTTACCATCGTTGTCTTTTTTAAATGTTGTTTCTATGTCAAGAACGGTTATCATCAAATTTCCTGTTCAAATATTTTTTAACAAAATCCTGTATGCTGTCACTGTGATAGTGTGGAGCTCTTTTCCCATTATAAGGTTTCCATCTCCCTGTAGTAAAATAGTATATATAAGGTTTGTCTTGTTCATTATAAATTTTTAATGCAGTAGCCCCTAGTCTATACTCATAAGTAATATCACTTTCTTTTAAGTATATTTCTACCTCACGTAAAGTTTGATCAGTGTCTTTTCTAAATACAGGATCTCCTTTAGAATCAGTTTTAAAGTATTGATAACTGTTCATCCTCTGCCCCCCTGTACAAAAAGATAGGTGTTCCTTCACCCATCCATGCTCCAACGACATTAAACTCAAAGTACTCCATAGCTTCTTCTTGTGTCATGCCATCTTCCATAAGTATATCTACACATTTGTCAACATCATAAACTAACAGATCTGGCTGACTACACCTTCGGCCTAAGCCCAATATCGCATCATCAAATCCATCAGCTTTTAATATCATAACTCGTATCTTGCCCTGTGTATATCAATAGAACATGTCACTGTCCCATGCCACCCATTTAATTTATTCTTAGATATACAAAGATGTCTAACATAATCTTCTTCTTCACCAAAATTCTTTCCTATACCTATGATAATGTCAGCTTCGGCAGCTTTTCCTGTCCTACTATTTTCTAGCATACTAAAGTCAACCTCTTGTCTACCCTGTGCATCGTAGGATGCTTGAGACACCGACCAAAATAATACTTGTTGTTTCTTGGCTATTGTTCTTGCTCCTTCATACAATGCTCGTAACTTTTCATCTGTCCTAGCAAAATTACCATTGATGACTACTTTGTCAAGTTGGTCAACCATTACCACATCTGGTTTATGTATGTCAATAAATTTTTCTATCTCTGATAAAGTGATACCTCTACCCTCCAATAATTTTAGGTTAGGTTCTATTTCATTCTTGTACACATTCATAGAATCTTCTAGGTTCTTTTTCATCTCGTCAATAGAACGTCTGAGATATGCGGAGAACACTCTACCCTTGACCAATCTGCCGGGTTCTTCGTTAGCAAAGTACGCTACCTTGAATCCCTGTCGGATATATTCTGATACCAAGTATGTACAGAATGTTGTCTTCCCTGTCTCTGGCCTTGCAAAGATAATACCAAGATTACCCCTACCTGCACCACTTATTCTGTCAGCCAACGATTGTAACTCAAACTTAAATTCAAACCCCTGATCCCAACCATCAATATAATCTTTCACATCATCTTTCACTTCCTGAAAATTCCCTTCATCTTCTGGTGCTTTCTCTATAGCAGTGTCAACTAAAGTTCTCAGTACAGTAAAGTCGTCACTGTTGCCTAACCAAATGTCAGCAGATAAGTCACTAATTTTATGGGCTTTGTCTTTCTTCCAGAAGTCAATGATTAAATCTTTTAGAATGACCTTGTTGCTTGGCATAAATTTGTCAAGTTCTTTGATTACATCCTCTATAGGTTCTCTGGATGATTCTGGTAACGCAGGATATTTATTTCTATGTAATTGTATCAGTGTGTTTATGTCAATGTCACTCTCATATTTTTGTTGTGCAAAACTGATAGTGTCAAAGATAGTGCCTACACCATTGGCAAACATTTCTTTTGATACAACCTCTACAGTATCTTTGTAAAACTCATGTGATAAACATGCTGATAATATTTGTTTCTCAAGCGACATTAAACTTCTCCTTTATTTCTTCTTCACTCCACCTCTTTATGTCTCTGTCTAATAGCACTAACTTTGTCCGCACATGGATAGACAATTCATGTACCATTTTCATTGCTTTCTTTGAAGCATCCTTGTCTAATGCAATGGTAACAAGTTTATAATGCTTAATGTATTTTAAATAATCTGTCAATAAATTTGTCCCCATCAAAGCCATACCATGTACATTAGCAAATGTCAACGCACAAGCAGAAGCACAGTCCTCAACGATTACAAGATAGTTACTGTCATTGGCCGTAACAAAAGGAACACGAGAAGATGCATACCTCTTCCACTTTGGTTTAGAATTTGTCAGCGATCTACCCACAGCATCAACTAAAGTTTTGTCTTTGTACACAAGAAACACACAACGGTCTTCCTTAACATCATAGCGAATGTTAGCAAATCTATTTTTGTAAGCATGGTAAGATTGTACAGATTTTAAATAGTCAACGACTCTTTGGCTACGGTCTAGCCCCACCCACTGTTTGTTATATACAGATAGGTCTACTCTGTCAGGTTTTTTATCTTTTGCCACAGGCGATGTCTGAACAAGATTGCCTGTTTTTGTATTGCCTCCAACTGAGCAATCAGCATGGTAGCAATTATACAACAACCGCCCAGAAGTATGAGTAGCAGTGAAAGTATTTTTACGAAAACAAACAGGGCAATTGCCTCTATATGTTTCGTCAACAGGTATAGACAGTGCCTTAACAAATGAAGCAACATCAATGTCTCCTCGCATGGTAATCTCCTATAGTTTCTCTCTCTACATTACTAGTAACTTTTTTAAAAAACTATGTCAACAAAAAAAAAGTACTTGACAGGAAAATTTTTCGGGGTTACTAATATATAACCCTATAAGGAAACATATATGGAAGACCCTAATAAAAAGGTAACTGAAATGTTTATTAAAGATTTACTTGACTTATACAATAGGTATGTACTATTAGGTATATCTAAGATAGATATGTGTGGTATTATAATTAATACTTTAGCTGGACTATATTTAACAATGACTTATGAACTAGAGGAGGAAGATGAAGATGAAACTATTCACTGAAGCATTAGTAACCCCTGTAATTAAGAACATGGTGGGGCAAAGAATATTTAAAGCAAAGTTTGTCAAAAAGAATGGCGAAGTACGAGAGATGAACTGTAAGTTAGGTGTAAAGAAACACTTAAAAGGTGGCATAAGTGTCAACAACAGGGATAGATACCTAACTGTATACGATATGAAAAGTTCTGGGTACAGGAACATAAACCTCAATACTATTATAGAAATAACCTGTGGCAAAAAAATGATTAAAAAATTTGTAGGCAATACAGGAAATGTTTATAACCTTGTGGATGTAGAATAATGGAAATATTATATTATGCCATAATAGTTTATTGTTTAAAAACTTGTAATACCATGAACGACATGGATAAGTATATAAATTTAAATCTTATGAACCATGATGAATGTTTATTTACTTTAGATAAAATGGTGGAGCAAGAAAAAAGATTGCACCCTGTACTAGTCAACAGAAACATAGGTGTTTTGTGCGTTAAACAAGATTTAATGAAAGATGAAGACCTTGAAAAATATCAAGTTTGGGGCGAGGCTACATAATTTACTTGACAACAATAAATAAGAGGAGTACAACGTATGAACACTTTTTCAGAGTGGATAAATAGAGAGCTAAAACTTAAGGAGAAAGAAGATATGGCTACAACAAAAAAGAAAGAAGTAGAAGTGCCTACCATTACCGACTTACAGTTGGTGTTTGTAAACCGAGTTAAGAATCTTTTACAAAACATTGAGGAAAGTGGAGTAGAGTATATTACTTATTCTGATATATCTAAACTTGACAAGGCCTATGACAATGTAGTAGAAGAAGCAAATCTTAAACATCAACAAATGATTATAGAGCATGGTGAAGATAAAGGGACTGTTCACAGAGCAATTTGGAAAGATATAGTCAGAGCAGATCACCCTAATATTTATGTAGAGAAGGATAATTATGATGACTGAAGAAAAAAAGAAATACCATAAACGCAGAGGAATGTCAGAGAGAATACTTGATGTATTGTCAGACGGACATTGGCATTCTGTACAGGAAGTGTCAAAGAGAATTGGTTATCTTGAAACAGGAACGTCAGCGGGTATAAGAACTTTACGCAAGAAACCTTACGGCAAGAAAAATGTCGTTGGCAAATGGCTAGGTGGTGTATATCACTACCGATTAGAAGAAGGAGAATATGGAGAAGAACCTCTGTCATACGATTTAGAAAAAACAGTGGAGGTAGATTTAGTTTAGAAGTTTTTATACAGGGTTGACGAAAGATAAGGATTGTCAATTAAATAATATCCTTGAAGGATCGCTACCTTCCGATAAATTACCTGTATAGAATAATATTATAGGTGTGTTAGTGGCTGATACTAGTTGCAGAACACTTAATAGATGCGGAAACATTTGCGTGCCAATACATCTGCCTATATAGAAAAGGGTAGTCTTTAATTAGACTGCTCTTTTTTTTTTGCATAAGGTGTTGACAATGTTTTAAAACTATGAAACAGTTATTGTAGAAAGGAGAAAGTAGATGAGTAGAGATATAGACACAATACCTACAGTGCCACGACACATAGTAAGTTTTAAAATATTAGTAGAGTGGTCAGACAATCCTAAACTTGTAGAGTTAGAGAATGAAATGGGTAACTTTTTAGATAATACTTTTAATGATTGGTTAAGAGAAATTGAAGACGAGGAGAATTTAAATGAGAGGTAATCCAGATGATCTTGCTAATCAGCTAATACAGAAAATTAAAAAATATCTACAGGAAGAGGTAGACGACATTGATCTGATGGGTTTAACTGTAGGACAAGAAGATGCTTTGTTTAGTGATTACTACATGAACGGAAGAAAAGAATTTGCCGAGGGTTTATTGGATCGGATAAATAGGTGGGAGAAAGCAGATGACTGAAGAAAAAAAAGAAGTTCTCTATAAAAGCAGAGACAAAGTAAATGGTGCTACAGTGATAGATTTAGTGATAGACCTATTAAAGAACGGCAAAGTGCAACAAGCTATATGGGAACTAGAAGATCACCGTACTACTGTACAGACAGAAGATCTAGACAATCAGGCCTATAGTGAAGGGGAGGGGTACTGATGATATTTGTAAAATTTACAATAGATAATGGTGGTATTGAATACCTTGACTATGCATGGTTTAAAGATTATGGCTTGGCACACTATGAAAATGGTGAGTCTATTACAGATAAAGATATAATACGAGATGTGTATGGTGAAGGTAGAAGTGACCATGATTTTGAAGAAAATTTTAATGAAGAAACTAATGTATACACAGATTATGATGATGATACTATAGCAGTACATAGAGTACAAGAGATGACACAAAAAGAATTAGATGTGTTAGTTAAAATGGGAGTGTTGTACAGATGAAAGAATATACCTTTACAGTGCCATGCTGTTATGTCTATACTATAGAGGCAAAAACTGAAAAACAAGCAAGGGAAATTTTAGTGAAAGACGGTGGCATACATATCAGTGGTGAGTTGTGTGGTTGTGAGAAACAAGATTATATAGATGCAGAGTTAGAGGAGGTGGTGGAACTATGATAACTATGGAATGTGATTACTGTAAGCATGTAGAACACTATGAAGATGAGTGTTCATTTTTTCAAGGTGAAATGTGGGGATTACCAAACGACTCTGTTATGTGTAATGATTGTTTAGAAAAAGGGAGGGGTACTGATGATAGTAACTTGTGAAAATTGTAAAGTTAATAAAGGTGAAGAAGAAGATATGACATATAAATTTGTCCCTATTTTATTGTGTGATGATTGCTATACAGGAATACGATATTGGATTGCAGATGAATTAGATATTCATGTACAAGGAGTAGACATATGAACATATTTGTATTAGACGAATGCCCTGTCATATCTGCACAGATGCAATGTGATAAGCACATAGTAAAGATGCCATT